GCACATGGCTAGTGCCATCAACTAAATACACCTCAGGACTCGTATAAAGCTCCTCTAAGGCTTTTCTCACATACTCTTGTATGATACCACTCCAAGCACTAAAGACGTTTGTAGAACGCACACTTAATACTGAGCTTTCTCTATCTGTTGAGCTAAAGCCAAAATCTAGGTTTTTATCATATAGCTCCTTGCTTTGGTTTTGCCCTCTGCTACTTGCTCCATCAAAAGTCCACGAATCAAATCCTCCTAGTCTGTTCTTCCATGTCAAACGTGTGCTATATTCGTGAGTCTTTCTGTCTATTTTAAATCTATATCTTCCTGAAATTAATGTAGTATCATCATATATAGCCAAATCATAAGAATCAACACTAGAGCTTATAATTGGTAAAGTACCACTATTACTAGAGTGCATATCTCCACCGACAAGATTAGCAAAGTTTGAGCAGCCTACACCAACATCAAATCGAGTGCCGACACTACCTACATTGATATAATAAGTGTCTAATGTTGTGCCGCTAGAATTTTTAGTATTTACCCATATTTTGTAGTCAGGAGTAGAGCCAGTATATATCCCACTAAGCTGATAGCTTTCACTAGTTTTAATCTTTATCTTTTCATCAGCAAGGAAAGGAGTGAGCAGCCTCTTAGTGTCTGAGCCTAGCGTATATGCTGCCATAGTCTGTGTTTCTAAGTGCTGCAATGCTGAATTAACACAATAGAAAGTTTTAGTGCTGCCAGTTTCATCTGCCGTAGAGGATTCAGTAAGCACGTTTGTAGATGTGTTCTTATATATCGCACCATAAAATAAGCCTATTGTTTTCATGCTATTAGTAGCAGAAGCACCAGCCTCAAAGCCTTGAGCTTGTAGGTCGTGAGTAAAATAGTTTTGTAAGATTTGAGATATGTCAAAAGTAAACTTTGTATTAGAGCCACTTGCTCCAGTTTGGTCTAAGTCAGGGTCTTGAATTATTGGGTTATTGTTGTTGATATATGAACTACCTACCTTAATTCTTAAAGACATTCTTACCAATGTTAAAGAGCCACCACCACTATCTGTTGCTTCAGCCTCAATCTTAATAGGGCTATAAATAGAATTTACACTATTGTTTGCTGGTGTTGTTAGTATTGATATTGACATTATGTTCTTAGTTTGTTATTTGTTTCTTTAATTATATTCCTCATGTTTACCTCTATATCTTCCTTAAAGCTGCTTCTTATAGCGTTAGCAATTCTTGCCCTATTATTGCGTATCGTTGCCGTTATCCATAGCGTTCTTCTTCCATTCTTACTAAACTTATGTGAGCCTCTTGTTGGTATGCCCTCCTTTGCTATGGTATTACTGATAGCATAAGCAATACTTCTTACCTCTTTATTGGTAGATGCTAACCCCTTAGTTGCCACCCACCTCATTAATGGTGCGATAGGTACGTGCTTACCAGCTCGTCTGCCAGTTTCTAAATACATACCATAATCGTTGGCATAAAAAACCAACCTATACGATGATGGTGCAAATAGTATATCTTTACGTAGTGATGAGATTAGTGAGCCAGTAGCTTTATGCCCTTGATTGATGAGCCTAACTTGTCTAAACCTACTTTAAATACACTCATTTTCTAATAGCTAAATGTTCCCTCATCACAATCACTAAAGACTCTGATGGTAATAGTTGCCTCAATGCCTGAGAGCTTGTCAGCACCCACAACTTCAATTAATTCCATTCTTACTGGCTCATCCATTATCCAACTCTGTACGTTTGTAACTTGTGTTGTGCTTCCTAAACTACGCTTCCTGAACTCTCTAAGAAACTGCTCCATAAGATTCTCTAGGTCTTTCTGCTTGTCGGCATAAGTTTTAGAGCTTTTCTGTGCTTCCTTATAAGTGTCATAAATACCAACAACAACCTCATAGGTCTTCAGCTTTTTCTCAAAGGCTGCATATTGTAGCGTTCTCTGCTTTTGTAATAGTAATAAGGGTTTGCTTAATGTCCTTGATTCATTTAATTCAAATACATTTCCATACTTGAAAGAGTTGATTCCACTCTGTGCCGTTGCTATTGTGTTGAACTCTGTAACAATATCTGTAAAGTCTGCCATACTTTTCTATACGTTATTATTCTTAAAATGTTCCTTTTGATAGTCTATTTTATAATTTATAAATGTAAAGACCTCATATACTTTCTTATTCTCTAAACCCATCATAATGTCTAAGTTGCCCTCAGAAGCCATATATAAAGCATTATACCACCCATATTTAGTAAGTCTATTTAAGTTGCTTCTACCCTCTCCCTCTGCTTCTCTAAAAATTGAAGGGTAGCTTTCAAAGATTTGAGCTTTCGCCTCATTAAAAAAAAAGCTATCTTCCAGACTATCTCCATGTTTAAATCTTGAAATAACTTGGCTCTAGCTGCCACCTTTTGGTCATCATAAGCCTCGCCTTTAGGTCTGCATAGAATAGCTATTTGATAAGGGAGAGCTTTATAGTTGTTGTCTGTGAAAGATTTGTCTAACTCTTGCACTTGCATAGCCTCTAACACCTCGCCAAATGTAGCCTCTGCCATCTTTATCTCATTGCCGAAATAGTCCACCTTAGAGCTTGGCAGATAGTAGGTCTTATTCTTAAATCTAAAAGACTTAATATCTTTCTTCTCAGGCTCATTGAGAAAGTCCATCATATAATTATAAATCGTGAACATATCTTCTGCTTTGATATGCTCTATAATTTTACTATCTACCTTTGTGAACGCTTCAAATATCTCATTAAAATACTCCCTATACGACAATATAAGCTCATATAAGCCACAATTCTCTTTATCGTCTTGCTTGAGTTTATCTTGCAGCTTATTAATGCCATCAATAAAAAGAGCATAGTCTTTTAGCTTTATCTCTGACCACTTTTCAGGTATCTTAAAGGTCTTATCTTGACCAACGACATTAAATACATACATATTACTTCTCCAGTTCCTCTATGACGAATCTGATAGCTCTGATTGCATTTCTCAAGTGCTTGGCTGCTGATACTTTTGAAGCTCTTTGAAACTCTGTTGATTTCTTGCCTAGCTCTTCACATATAGCCTTGTAGTCTGCTGCTGCATCTTTTGCCACTTCTTCTACAACTTCTTTTACTGCTTTTGTTGCTTTCTCTGTTTTAGTCTTTGCCATTGTTGTTAATTTTTTCTAATAATTGATGTAAAGTATATTTTTTTCGTGGCTTAAGTTTTAAATCTATATATTGCTTTTCCACTTCCTCTAGTGTCTTGCCTTTATAAATTGTGTACCAGCCTTTGTTATTTGGTTGTTGTCTTTTATTTAAAGGTTGTCCATTGTTTAATTCATTATAATGAAACATCTGTTGTTCTTCATTATATTCAAGTAACCAAGTTCCCATTATTCTTGTATTTTAATTTTTTAATACATTTTTTAATTACATCAATTTTGTTTTCTAATTGATAATAATTTTTTAAACAATAATCATCAACCTCTCTGTAATTTTTTGCATTTATTATTTGTTCTTGTATATCAGGTTTTAACATTAAAAACAAATTTTGATGGTTACAACATTCATCATATCTGCTAAACAATTCAAGGTCTGTATATATAGAATTACATCTACTATCTATACGTTTTTCATATTTGTTATATTCTTTTTTATCCACTATTCTTATGTTTTGTTTTACGATTGTATTTCTTTTTGTTTTTATGAATTG